GAGGTTCAAAGTTCCGCCAAAGAAACTTATGGACTACTTTGAGGCAGAAGTATTATCAATTTAGGAAAAGTAAAATGCAAGTAAAAGGAACAGCTACTGCACTATCTGCTACAACTGGTTTTACAGATGCTACCGCAGTGTGGGTATTTAATACTGGTTCTGCTGGGTTAGTTACGGTTCGTAGCGCTGGAGATACTGCTGATGTAGGAACTATCTATGTTGGTGGTGGCGCTGGTATCGTTATTCATCTAAACATTGGTGAAGGACTTCGTGGTGCCGCAACAATGTTTGGAACACAAATTACTGCGGCGGGGTATTAAGATATGAAACTTATTGCAGAACAGATACAAGAAGTAGAATACATCGTTGAAGAAAAGGACGATGGTAAAAAAGATATGAAGATTCGTGGAATCTTTATGCAGGCAGACATGAAAAACCGTAATGGTCGTGTCTACCCAATGGGTGTGCTTCAGAAAGAAGTCACTCGTTATAACAAAGAATTTGTTGCTGAAGGTCGTGCGTTTGGGGAACTTGGACATCCAGAAGGCCCAACTGTAAATCTAGACAGAGTATCGCACATGATTACTAAACTGGAAGCTGATGGAAAGAACTTTATTGGTGAGGCGAAACTGCTCTCAACTCCAATGGGGGAAATTGCGAAAGCACTAATCAAAGATGGTGGTAAACTTGGTGTCTCTTCAAGAGGCATGGGGTCTATCGAATCTAGAAGTGGTGCAAATTATGTGAAAGATGATTTTTATCTTGCCACTGCGGCAGATATTGTTGCAGACCCTTCTGCACCTCAAGCCTTCGTTGAAGGTATTATGGAAGGTAAAGAATGGGTATGGAACAACGGTTTACTGAAAGAAGTTGATGTTGCCGAAATCAAGGATGAGATTAATGAAGGTGTAAGACAAAGAAACGATAAAGTTTCCGCACTTGCATTTGCAAAATTCTTGTCAAAACTTTAATCATTATAAATATGATAAGATAACAACTCAAGGAGAAAATCCCAATGTCAGATCTAGACAAGACAATTGAGGAACTAGAAGCAGAAGTTGCTGCGGAGCTTGAAGAAGCTGCACAGGACGCTCCCAAAAAAGGTGCTGCCAAAGGTGATTCAATGGAAAAAGTAGAGGGTGAAGTTCAAGACTTGGGTGGTGCCGGTGCTGATACACCAGAAGAAAAATCAGGTTCAGCAAAATCTGCTGATAAGATGAAGAAAACTTCTGATGCTCAAACCAAAGGTGCTGCTGGAGATATGGGCGGAGATGCCGCTGCTACTAAAATCAAAGAACCTCTTGCTGCTGGTCATGAAGTAGACCATGATGGTGAGGAACTAGAAGAAGCACGTATGACAAAAGAGATGATGAAAGCCGAAATGCAAAAGAAGATGGAAAGCATGAAAGCAATGGATCTCAAAGCTGCATACGAAGCAATGTGCAAGGGTGAAGGTTACGGTGCAACCAAAGAAGAAGAAGATAAGTCAGTTGACGAATCTACTCTTGAAGACCGCCTTTCATCTGTAGACGTTTCTGAAGATGTTTCTGCCCTTACACAAGGTGAAGAATTGTCTGAAGAATTCAAAGACAAAGCTGCTACAATTTTTGAAGCTGCTGTTAAATCCAAACTTCGTTCTGAAGTCGAAAGAATTGAGGAGTCAAAAACTCAAGAAGTCGCTGAAGAAGTAAACAGAGTGCGTGATGAGTTGACTGAAAAGGTTGACGCATACATGAACTATGTCGTAGAAGAGTGGATGAAAGAAAACGAAATTGCAATTGAAAGAGGTCTCAAAGGCGAGATTTCTGAAGATTTCATTTCTGGACTTAAATCTCTATTTGAAGAACATTATATTGATGTTCCAGATGAGAAATACGATATTCTAGGAACTCAGTCTGAAAAGATTGACCAACTTGAAGAAAAACTTAACGAACAAATTGAAAAGACTGCTGCAATTAAGAAGCAGAATGACCAACTAGTTCGTGAAAGTGTTTTTGCAGAAGTCGCTTCTGACCTTGCCGATACGGAAGTCGAGAAGTTTAAGTCTCTTGCAGAAGATGTAGATTTTACTGATGAAGGTTCTTTCAGAGGTAAACTCGACACGCTTAAGGAAAACTACTTTCCAAAGGCAACCACTGTCGCTGAATCTGTAGACTCTGAAACTGATGGTTCAGAATCTTTCGATACAACTGGTGCAATGTCTGCTTATATGACTGCTATCAGTAGAAACGTAAAGCGGGCTAAAGACTAAGTTTGCGGAAGAAAAACGCTTCCAAAAACATAGTTTTTATAAATATTATTAGAAAACTCAACAAGGAGAAATAGAAATGTTTCAAACAGAACATTTACAGGAAAAGTGGCAACCAGTCCTAGAACACAATGATCTTCCTCAGATCAAGGATTCTTATCGTAAGGCTGTAACCACAATCATCCTAGAAAACCAAGAAAAAGCACTTCGTGAAGATAGAGGTTTCCTCGGCGAAGCTGCACCAACTAACGCAACTGGTGGATCAGTTGATAATTGGGATCCGATCCTAATTTCACTTGTACGCCGTGCAATGCCAAACCTTATCGCATATGATATTGCTGGTGTTCAGCCAATGACTGGCCCAACTGGACTTATCTTTGCAATGCGGTCACGCTACGCATCACAAACTGGTGGTGAGACATTCTACAACGAAGCCGATACAGATTTCTCTGGAACCGGCGCTCAAGTAGGAACTAACCCATCTGTTCTTAACGATGCAACTCCAGGCACATACACAAATGGTACTGGTATGTCAACTGCTGCTGCAGAAGCACTTGGTGATTCTGCTGGTAACTCTTTCGCTGAAATGGCGTTCTCAATCGAAAAGAACTCTGTTGAAGCAAAGTCTCGTGCCCTAAAAGCAGAGTACACAATGGAACTTGCACAAGACCTTAAAGCAATTCACGGTCTTGATGCAGAAACAGAACTTGCTAATATCCTTTCTGCTGAAATTCTTAACGAAATCAACAGAGAAGTTGTAAGAACTGTTTACACTTCTGCTAAAATCGGTGCCCAAACTGATACTGCAAATGCTGGTATCTTTGACATGGACGTTGATTCAAACGGACGTTGGAGTGTTGAGAAGTTCAAAGGACTTATGTTCCAAGTTGAGAGAGAAGCAAACGTAATCGCTCAACAAACTCGTAGAGGTAAAGGTAACATGATTATCTGTTCTTCTGATGTTGCTTCTGCACTTCAGATGGCAGGTGTTCTTGATACATCCCCTGCTCTTAACAACAACCTTACAGTAGACGATGCTGGTAACACATTTGCTGGTGTTCTTAACGGACGTTACAAAGTGTTTATCGACCCATATTCTGCGAATGCCGCTGACAAGCAGTTCTTCGTAGTAGGTTATAAGGGTTCTTCACCTTATGATGCAGGTCTGTTCTATTGCCCATACGTTCCACTTCAGATGGTTCGTGCGGTTGGTGAGAACACATTCCAGCCAAAGATTGGTTTCAAGACACGTTATGGTCTTACTGCCAACCCATTTGCTGGTGGTGCTGCTGTTCGTTCTGGTGCTATCACTGCAAACGACAACGTATACTACAGAAGAGTTCAAGTTACAAACATTATGTAATCATAATAAGAAACTTGATAAAACAAGTCTTGGGAGAACCTTCGGGTTCTCCCTTTTTTATTGGTGTTATAAATACTATAAAGGAAGATAACTATGGTAGAATTTAATCCACTCTCAAGACAACCAGACAATATGGACTTAGCAAGTTCTAGTCAGTTTCGTTTCAATTTGTTGAAAGTTCCAAATGTAGAATACTTTGTTACTTCAACAAACATTCCTGGCATTTCTTTTTCTGGTGATGCCTCAATAAACACTAGGTTCAAATCTATTTCCTTTATGGGAGATACACTAGACTTTGCAGACTTGGAAGTTACATTTCTTGTGAATGAGGATTTATCAAACTATCGTGAAATTCACAATTGGATGACTGGCATTGGTTTTCCAAAAAACAATGAACAGTTTACAACTGCTGTTAGTGAGAATTCAGAATTGTCAACCCCATCAGGCGGAGTATCTGGTAATCCAAAGTCTCTTATGTCTGATGCAACACTAACAATACTCACAAACAAGAATAATGCTCTAATTAGAGTGAACTTCAAAGATTGTTATCCACTCTCACTTAGTGGATTAACATACAACACACAAACAACAGATGTGGAGCAGTTGACTGCAACTGTTACATTCAAATACAATATTTACGAATTTGAAGTATTATAAATATATCTGAGCAGACAATGGTTGACTTGGACAATCATAGTTTGAGTCTCTTTCGTAGAGATAACATAGTAACGCAAGTTACAACCCACTCTGCTCGCTTTTATTATTAAGGATGTGAAATATAATGACACTTGAAGAACTTCAGCAAACTGCTGAAAAAGATTTGAAAATGGACAACTTGGAACTTGGTGATGAATCTCTCAAGTCTGCACAGTTGCACCAGAAATATCTAACCATCTACAACAACTTTAGACAACTTGTTCTTATGAATGAGGGTACATACAATGTACTCAAACGTAAGAAGTGGGAATATTATGGTGGTAAATCCTCACCAGAAGTCTATCGTGACAATCCCTTCGACCACAAAATTC